TACCGAACTTGTTTTAGACACAATAATGAGAGGTTATTCATCTGCCCTCTACAATGTCTTAGGAACAATAAACGAAATATCATATTATGATGAGGTTTTAACAGCAGATGGTGCTTTAGATTTATTCAATGACGGAAAGGCTAAATCAGCTCTAGAAGCTTCTGGAAGTGCTAGTTTAGTTGGATATTGGAGAAATAACGGATTATCTGAGTGGAAAGATTTAAAAGGCAGTAATGATGGTAATGTATCAGCAGGAGTTACAGAAACAATCCTAATACCACAAGGAGTAGATAATACAAGAGATGGTCAGGGATTTATAATGAATAAGAAGAAAGATACTGGTTTTTTGAATTTAACTAATGGAAGTGATAGTCCTTATGTTGATTTAGGAGATACAACTGTTATCGCTGATGATGGTGCTGCTAGTTTTGTTATGTGGTTAAAACCTGATGATTTTTCAACTAATTACTTTATAGGTACTGGTTCAACTGATTATATAAATATAAAATCTTCAACTACCTTTGAAATGAAAGCTGATAATGCTTCTGCTGTAACCTTTACTGTAGGAGCTATAATTCCAAAAGATTGGATTCATGTAGCTGTGGTTAGAAAAGCATCTAACGATTTAATCTCACTGTACATTAATGGGGTTTTAAATGGTACAGCCTCAACAGATACAGAAACATTAAATGAACCATTTGATTATAGATATTTAGGGGCGTTAGACACTACGAGTAATTTTAGAGGACAGGAAGATGGAGTCTTAATCTACGAATCAGAATTATCAGCAGCAGAAGTATTAAGAAATTATAAAGCAACAAAAGGTAATCATAGAAATTAAAAAATAGAAAATGGCAAATTACGAACTATATACGTGTTTAAAGAAAACAACTTATGAATCTGCAGTACCTAGCGTGCTGCAGCCTAAGTTAGGTTGGGATAATTATACATATATAGATGTAGAAAGAACAGGAGCGAGGATGGTAGATAAATATGGTTACTCACCATCAGAAGATAACACTGTAGCTGAGATCAAAGCTTACATGGACGATGTAAGTGTAGATTACGTTTCAGGTGATACGAAGGCTGAATTACTAGTTAAGCTTTACGATTCGTCACACACTACTCCACAAGTCGAAGAATCATATACTTACACAGAACAAGAGATAGATACTACAACTGCTTATACTCCAACTTGGAAAGAAGCGGCTTTCAAAGGAAAGCTAGGAGCACCAAGAACGAGTCTAGACGGTAACCTAATTATTATTAAAGGCGAATTTAGCTTAAGAACTGGTGAGTTATCTGCAATAATAGATTTGGGTAGTGGAATGGCTTATCCAAACAATTCTGTATTAACAAAAACTGAAACACAAGCTTTAGTAGCTGGTGAATTATTCACCGAATAAATAACAATCAAATTAAATTAAATCATGGCAAAAGGAACGAACGCAAAGATCAAAGAACTTAAAGGTATTAAACCTGAGAAAATAACTGTAGAACAATTAGAGAAAGTTCAAAATACAGTAAACAATATTAATAGAGCTCAGTTAGAAATAGGATCAATCGAATTGAAAAAGCATGAAATGATGCATCAAATCGCTGGGCTTAGAGATGAACTTACTTTATTACAAACTGAATTTGACAAGGAATACGGTACATTCGATATTAATATTCAAGATGGAACAATAAACTACCCGGAGAATGGCGAAGCTGATAAGAAAGATTAGTATCGGAGCAAACTATAAGAATGACGCTATGCACTATGCTGTCGGGCAAGAAGTGTATGGTGGTCATACTATTTGCGATATCATAGAGGGAGAAACTAAATTCTCTATCTATATTAAAAAAAAGAACGATGTACTGCCTTGGAAGGACTTTAACAAGAACATGGCGGTTTCGGTCGAATACAACCTCGAATACTAATGAAAAGCGTTTATGACTTTGTCGTAACGCCAAAAGGAGAGAGATACAATAACACCAAGAAGCTAGATGGTGGAGAGCTAATCTTAAATACCGAGATTTTTAATCACGAGTATGTTAATAGAGAAGCTGTTGTAGTATCTACCCCGATTGTTGGTCACGCGGAAATTAAACCCGGAGATACGGTTTTAGTACATCATAACGTCTTTAGACGATGGCATAATGTAAAAGGAGTTGAAAAGAATAGTAGAAGCTATTTTAACGAGTCAACTTACTTTATAAATAAAGATCAGATCTTTTTATATAAAAGAGATGACAAATGGATTTGCCCTAAGGGATATTGTTTCGTGGCTCCATTGAAAGCTACAGATCAATTTAATGTTGAATCCGAAAAACCTTTACAAGGCATCGTCAAGTATTCTGACGGTACAGTTGAAGTAAACGATCTAGTTGGCTTTAGACCAAGTAGTGAATACGAGTTTATCGTTGATGGCGAGAGACTATATCGAGTTTTATCTAATTTTATTACAATCAAATATGAACATCAAGGAAACGAAGAAGAGTATAATCCCAAGTGGGCTAGGTAACTGGGCTGTATATAGGCATATAAGAAAAGACAAGAATATTCCGTTCTACATAGGTATCGGTAGCGACAGAGATAGGCCTTATAACAAAAAGGATAGATCTATTTTTTGGAAAAACATTACAAATAAAACAGAATATTTTGTAGATATTTTACTAGACAACTTAACAAAGAAGGAGGCAATACAAAAGGAAGTAGAATTTATCAAACTGTACGGCAGGTTGGATTTGCAGAATGGGTGTCTATGCAATATGACTTGTGGGGGAGAAGGAACTGGCTCCTTAAACAAGGAGTTAGAGGATTGCAGAAGAGCTAAAATAAGCGATTCTTTAAAAGGGAGGAAACATAGTGATAAATCTAAACTTAAAATGTCTATTGGGCAAAAAAATAGGGTCACCGTAACTATAGATGACATAGAGTATAACTCACTTAGACAAGCTGCGTTAGCTCTAGGTATACATAAGAACACTGTTAAATCTAGATACTTATGAATATTAAAGAGACAAAAAAAGAAATTATAAAAGCTGGACACAAAGCAGTGGAGGAGTTGATCAAAGTAGCGAAGGAGGCTATAGTAACTGATTCCGAAGACGACTTAACAGCTGATAAGTTAAAGAATGCAGCAGCTTCAAAGAAACTAGCGATATTTGATGCTTTTGAAATACTTAACAGAATTGAAGAAGAAGAGAATTTATTAGAAGGAAAAGTAACTGAAGACAAAAAGGATAAAACCTTTAAAGGATTCGCTGAAGGTAGATCTAAATGATCTACGATCAAACACTAGTAAAAACGGTTGAACCGATAAAGCTTACTACCATATCCAGAATGAATAAGGGCAAGAAGTGGAAGTACGGGTACGACAAAGAATACGATCTTATTGTTCTCTCTCGTAGCGGTCAGATCGGAGAAATCATAGAGATACAAAACCTAGTCATCGCTCTACCTAAGGCACCTAAGGATGTATATAAGGACCCGAAAGATAAATGGGTTAAGTTTGAGCAGCCAAAGGAATTGGAGCGCTTAAAGAACATCTTTGATTGGCGTGCTTATCCGGAAGACCAAAAGGATCAATGGCATGATTATATAGACGAGGAATTTAGAAGAAGAGAAGAAGGATTTTGGTTTACTAATGATGGTAAACCAGTTTGGATAACAGGTACTCAATACATGTATCTACAGTGGAGTAAGATTGATGTTGGAGCACCAGACTTTAGAGAGGCGAATAGATTGTTCTTTATATTCTGGGAAGCCTGTAAGGCTGATAAAAGGTGTTACGGAATGTGCTACCTTAAAAATAGAAGATCTGGATTTTCTTTTATGTCTTCAGCGGAAACCGTTAACTTAGCTACTCTAGCGAGTGATAGTAGATATGGAATACTATCTAAATCAGGAGCTGATGCTAAAAAAATGTTTACCGACAAAGTTGTTCCTATATCAATTAACTACCCATTCTTTTTTAAACCTGTACAAGATGGTATGGATCGCCCAAAATCCGAGCTTGCTTATCGCGTTCCCGCTAGTAAGTTTACTAGAAAGAAGATCACGGCGAATGAGAAACTCGAAGATATACAAGGGTTAGATACAACGATTGACTGGAAAAACACTGGAGACAATAGTTATGATGGTGAGAAACTAGCGTTACTAGTACATGATGAGAGTGGTAAGTGGGAAAGACCAGACAATATATTAAATAACTGGAGAGTTACAAAAACTTGTTTAAGATTAGGATCTAGAATTATTGGTAAATGTATGATGGGATCAACCTCAAACGCCTTGGATAAAGGTGGAGAGAACTTTAAAAAACTATACAACTCCTCAGATGTTACAAAAAGAAATAGAAACGGTCAGACAAAGTCTGGTTTATACTCTTTGTTTATCCCAATGGAATGGAACTACGAAGGATTTATTGATGAGTACGGAGTTCCAGTTTTCACTACTCCTGATATCGATAGATTCGACCCAAACGGTGAACTAATAGATGTAGGCGTAATAGATAGCTGGCAGAATGAGGTTGATGGTTTAAAGGATGATTCAGATGGGTTGAACGAATTTTACCGTCAGTTCCCAAGAACAACAGAACATGCCTTTAGAGATGAAACGAAAGGGAGTATATTCAACCTTGTTAAACTATACGAACAGATAGATTATAATGAGGAGATGTCTAGAACCTTAGGGGTTACTCGGGGTAATTTTCAATGGGTTGATGGGATCAAGGATTCACAAGTCATATTCTACCCAGACAAAAAGGGTAGGTTCAAAGTTAGTTGGGTTCCACCTCAACAGATTCAAAATAACGTCGTTTTGAAGAACGGTATAAAATATCCAGGAAACGAACACATGGGTTCTTTTGGGTGTGATAGTTATGACATATCAGGAACGGTAGATGGGATTGGATCCAAAGGAGCTTTGCACGGCTTAACTAAGTTTAGCATGGAAGATGCTCCAGCTAACAGTTTCTTTTTAGAATACCTATCAAGACCTCCTACGGCTGAGATGTTCTTTGAAGACGTTTTAATGGCTTTAGTTTTTTACGGGATGCCGATATTAGCAGAAAACAACAAACCACGTCTATTATACTATTTAAGACGACGAGGATACAGAGGGTTTAGTATGAACAGACCCGACAAAGTTTGGAACAAATTATCTGTAGCGGAAAAAGAAGTTGGTGGGATACCCAATTCAAGTGAAGACATAAAACAAGCACATGCCGCCGCGATCGAGATGTATATTCAAGATCACGTAGGTATTAAACAAGATGGAACTCACGGAGATTGTTATTTCAACGAACTCCTGAACGATTGGACAAAGTTCGATATAAACAAAAGAACAAAGCACGATGCGTCTATAAGTTCTGGTTTAGCTATTATGGCTAATAACAGACATCTATATAGACCAAATGCACTGGTTGAAAAACCTAAGTTAAATATAAACGTTTCCAGATACACAAACACTGGGAATAATTCACAAATAATCAAGTAATAAATATGGCAGAGTCTGGCATTAAAAGTTATTTCCCAAGTCAAACAGTTAGCGATGCTGAGAAGTTAAGCTATGAATATGGGTTAAAAGTAGGTAAAGCTATAGAGCAAGAATGGTTTAATGATGGTAACTCTAGTAGATATAAATCTAATCACAACGATTTTCATAATTTAAGATTGTACGCTCGAGGCGAGCAGTCTACGCAAAAATATAAGGATGAGTTATCGATCAACGGTGATTTGTCCTATCTTAATTTAGATTGGAAGCCTGTTCCAATTATATCTAAGTTTGTTGATATCGTTGTTAATGGTATTGCCGAGCGAACTTACGATATAAAAGCTTATTCTCAAGATCCATTCGGTGTTGCAAAAAGAACGGAGTATATGGAGTCTGTACTTAATGACATGAGGTCAAAGGAGTTTAACGACTTTGCTGGCGAGGCATTTGGTGTTAATCTTTACGAGAATGACAAGGGTTCATTACCAGAAACAGAGGAAGAGTTAAAACTTCACATGCAACTTACTTACAAGCAGTCTGTGGAGCTCGCTGAAGAACAAGCTTTAAACGTATTGATGGAAGGTAGTAATTATGAGCTCACTAAAAAACGTTTTTATTATGACCTTACTGTTTTAGGGATTGGAGCCGTGAAGACTACTTTTAACACATCAGAGGGGGTTGTTATTGATTATGTGGATCCAGCAAATCTAGTGTATTCTTATACAGATTCACCTTATTTCGAGGATATATATTATGTTGGTGAGGTTAAATCTATACCAGTAAATGAACTGTCAAAGCAGTTTCCCCATTTGTCAGGAGAAGATCTAGAGGATATAATGAAAAACAAATCCACTAACAGGTCTAATCAAAACTCTAGACATACTGGAGCTCAAGAAGACAGTAATACTATCCAAATCGTATACTTTAATTATAAAACCTACATGAACGAGGTTTACAAGGTTAAAGAGACAGCCACCGGAGGAGACAAGATAATACCAAGAGACGACCAATACAACCCACCAGAGGATAAGGAAGGTGGGTATGGTAGGGTATTAAGATCTATAGAGTGTCTTTACGAAGGTGCTATGATTTTAGGTACTGACAAGCTGCTTAAGTGGGAGATGGCAAAAAATATGATGCGACCTAAGAGTGATTTTACTAAAGTAAAAATGAATTATTCTATAGTCGCTCCAAGAATGTACAATGGAAAGATAGATTCCTTAGTCAAAAGAATCACTGGGTTTGCTGATATGATTCAGCTCACACATTTGAAGTTACAACAGATAATGTCTAGGATGGTTCCTGATGGTATCTATCTTGATGCGGATGGTTTGGCTGAGATAGATTTAGGTAATGGAACAAACTATAATCCACAAGAAGCTTTAAACATGTACTTCCAAACAGGATCTATTATCGGAAGGAGCTTTACAAGTGATGGTGATATGAATCCAGGTAAAATTCCTATACAAGAAATCACAAGTGGATCTGGTGGAAATAAAATGCAAGCTCTTATAGGTAATTATAATTACTACCTACAAATGATAAGAGATGTTACCGGACTTAATGAAGCTAGAGATGGAGGTACTCCAGATAAGAATGCTTTGGTTGGTGTTCAGAAAATGGCCGCGGCTAATTCCAATACAGCTACTAGACATATCTTACAAGCTGGCTTGTTTTTAACATCGGATACGGCTGAGTGCTTGTCACTTAGAATATCTGATATTATAGAGTACTCTCCAACGAAGGATGCTTTCATCCAAGCAATTGGAGCACATAATGTAGCTACACTAGAAGAGATGTCAGAGTTGCATCTTTACGATTTTGGTATCTTTATAGAGTTGATGCCAGATGACGAGGAGAAAGCGATTCTTGAAAACAACATACAAATGGCGTTGCAACAACAAGTAATTGAACTTGCTGATGCTATTGACCTTAGGGATATTAGAAATGTTAAGTTAGCTAATCAACTCCTTAAGATCAGGAGAAACAAGAAGTTGGAGAAAGATCAAAAAATGCAGCAACAAAACATGCAGGCTCAAGCTAAGATGAACCAAGAATCAGCTCAAGCAGCAGCGCAGGCTGATATACAGAAGAGTCAGGTGATACTGCAGGGTGAATCTCAAATGGAACAACTTAAAGCTCAAATTGCATCTCAGAAGATGATACAAGAAGCTAACCTGAAGAAAGAACTAATGGGATTAGAGTTTCAATATAACATGAGGTTAAAGGGTATTGAGGTTGAGGGTAAAAAAGCAGGTGATAAAGAGAAAGAAGATCGTAAAGACGAAAGAACAAAAATTCAAGCAACTCAACAAAGCGAGATGATTGAACAAAGAAATGGTGGTAAACCACCTAAAAACTTTGAGTCCGCAGGTAATGATATACTAGGTGGCGGATTTGACTTAGGTAGTTTCGACCCTAGCTAGAATTATTAATTATTATTATATTATATTATGGAAGTAGAAAATGAAAATGTAATCGAAGAGATTACAGAAGTAGGCCAACAAGATCCGGGTGATGAAAACGTGGTGAAAGTTGATGAAACAAAATTCGAGTCCGCTGGAGATGACAGTGTGATGAAAATAGATTTAAGTAAACCCCCAAAACCAAAAGAAGATGAAGTTAAAGAAAGTGACGCTAACGACAGCGGAGTGGTTGATGGCGTTGAAAATGCCGACACCACACAAAAACAAGAAGAAATACAACCGAAAGGAGAAACACAGGAAGTTACAACGTTAGAAGAGGTTGTTGAGGGAGATGTGACAGAGGTCAAAGAACAAGTCAAAGAAGCTATAGCTGTAGCTGAGGCTACCGGGAAAGCATTACCTGAAAACGTACAAAAACTAATTGACTTTATAGATGAGACTGGTGGGGATATAAATGACTATGTTAAGCTTAACCAAGATTACAGTAAATTAGATGACAATAGCTTATTAAGAGAGTATTATAACCAAACAAAACCTCATCTAGATAACGAAGAAATTAACTTCCTAATGGAAGATACATTCTCATTCGACGAGGACATAGACGACGATAGAGATATACGTAGAAAGAAATTAGCGCTTAAAGAGCAAGTTGCCAGCGCTAAAAGCCACCTAGACGGGCAAAAGTCTAAATACTATCAAGACATTAAAGCTGGATCGAAGCTCACAACTGAGCAACAGAAAGCGGTAAATTTCTTTGATAGGTATAACAAGGAGTCAGAAGTAACTCAAAAAGCAGCTGAGACAAGTCGTAGTAATTTTACCCAAAAAACTGATCAAGTTTTTAATAGCGAATTCAAAGGTTTTGAATACAACGTTGGGGAAAAGAATTATAGATTTAACATCAAAGATGTTGAGAAAACTAAAGCTGATCAAAGCGATATAAATAAGTTCATGGCAAAGTTTGTCGATGAAAATTCTGTTTTGAAAGACGCTAAAGGATATCACAAAGCTTTATTTACAGCTGCTAACACTGATGTGGTTGCTAAGCATTTTTATGAACAAGGCCAAGCTGATGCTATGAAGAATAGTATTGCTAAAGCTAAAAACGTAGACATGAACCCAAGACAGAATCATGGAAAAATAGAAGCGGGTGGTACTAAGTTCAAAGTGTTAGAACAAGATTCGTCTGACTTTAAGTTTAAAATTAAAAACAATAAATTTAAAAAATAAAAAAAATTAATTATGGCAATTACTGCGGGGCCAAACCTAAATTCGGTTTTATCCCCAACACAAACAACGTTAGTCAATAACTATATTGACTTCACAGCCACTGCAACTGCAGGATGGGCACAACAATATTTACCAGATCTTATGGAAAAAGAAGCTGAGGTTTTTGGAAACAGAAGCATTGCAGGTTTTCTTTCACAAGTGGGAGCTGAAGAAGCTATGACTTCTGACCAAGTAGTTTGGTCTGAGCAAGGTCGCTTACATTTATCTTACAACTGTGTTACTACTGATGTATCTGCAGGTTTAGTTACTATTGGTACTGACATCGATGGTAATGCTGCTGCTGGAGCACACGGTATTAGAGTTGGTGATACTGTTATCATTTCAAAAGCTGGAGTTACTATGCAAGGTTACGTATCTGTTGAAGATACTGGAGGTGCTGTTGCGGCGATCACTGTACTTCCTTATAAAGCTGCTGCGATGACTACTTACTTTGGTGATGGTGATGTTGCAACTATCATGGTTTATGGTTCTGAGTTTGGAAAAGGAACTGTTGGTCAAGTTAAGGCTAACGAACCACAATTCAAATCTTTCTCTAACAAACCTGTTATTATCAAGGATTACTTCCAAGTTAATGGATCTGATGCTTCTCAAATAGGATGGGTTGAAGTTTCTGGTGAAGATGGACAAAGTGGTTACTTATGGTACTTGAAAGCTGAAGGTGATACTAGATCAAGATTTACTGATTACTTAGAAATGTCTATGGTAGAGTCTGTTAAGGCTACTCCTGGTACTTCTGTTATCAATACTGCTTTAGGAACTGCTACTACAGCTACTGATTTAGCTGGTACCGAAGGTTTATTCGCTGCTATCGAAGATAGAGGTAATGAAACTTCTGGTGTAACTGGTGTTAATGCTGCTACTGATTTAGCTGAATTTGACGCTATCTTAGCTGAGTTTGATAAGCAAGGAGCTATTGAAGAAAACATGATGTTTGTAAACAGATCTACTGCTTTGGCAATGGATGACATGTTAGCTTCTATGAATTCTTACGGAGCTGGAGGTACTTCTTATGGGGTATTTGACAATTCTGAAGATATGGCATTGAACTTAGGTTTCTCTGGTTTCAGACGTGGATCTTACGATTTCTACAAATCTGACTGGAAGTATTTAAATGACAGATCAACAAGAGGTGCTTTACTTGATACTGCTGGTGCAATCAGAGGAGTTATGATTCCTGCTGGAGTTTCTTCTGTATACGACCAACAATTAGGTAAAAATCTTAAGAGACCATTCTTACATGTTCGTTACAGAAGCTCACAAGCTGATGATAGAAAGATGAAATCTTGGATTACTGGTTCTGTTGGTGGTGCTTCTACAAGCGATTTAGATGCAATGAACGTACACTACTTATCTGAAAGATGTTTAGTTGTACAAGGTGCTAATAACTTCATGTTAATGAACTAAGCATTATTTATATTAAAGAGTCGGGGCTTCGGCCTCGACCCTTTTATTTTATTAATTTATATTATATTATATTATGGCAAAGAAAAAGAAAGTTGAGGTAGAACCTCAAATCGAAACAATGGAAGAAGTAGTTACAGAATTTTTTGAAGATACTGTAGTTGCAGAACCAAAAATTAGCAAAGCGGTCATAGATACCCCAAAGCCAAAAAAAGATACTTGGGAAATTAAGGATAGGATGTACTACTTACTCTATGACAAGACACCTTTATCAAAATCTATAAAATGTTCGAATATACATTGGTTTGACGAGAAAGCTGGCTATGAAAGAGAGTTGAAATATACTTCTAATCAAAGAACCTCGTTTGTTGACGAGATGGTAGGTGACCAAAGACTAGAGCATGTTATATTTAGAAATGGTACTATAAGTGTGCCTAAAAGTAAAGTCATACTCCAGAGATTATTGTCACTATACCACCCAGATAGAGATGTAGTATTTGCTGAGTTTAAACCATCAGAGCAAGCTTCTAGCGAGATTGATCTATTGGAATTAGAAATCGAGGCTTTAAATGCAGCTCAAAACCTAGACATAGATATGGCAGAAGCTGTTATGCGTGTTGAGATTGGATCTAAGGTGTCAGACATGAGTTCTAAGGAGCTTAAAAGAGATTTACTATTATATGCTAAGAGAAACCCACGTTTGTTCTTAGATTTAGTAAATGATGATAACGTAATGTTAAGAAACTTTGGGATCAGAGCTACTGAAAGAGGTATATTAAGATTATCACCAGATCAAAGAACATTCACTTGGGCTTCTAATGATAGAAAGTTAATGAACGTTCCTTTTGATGAACATCCTTACTCAGCTTTAGCTTCGTGGTTTAAGACTGATGAAGGAATGGAGATTTACTCCAATATTGAAAAAAGATTAAATTAATCTAACTGTAGATGCGGTCGCTCTTCGGGGCGATCGTAAACTACTAAATCTAACTATATGAAAGAAAAATCCAAGGGACTAGGTGATACTATAGAGAAGATAACAAAGGCAACTGGAATTAAGAAAGTTGTAGATGCAGTAAGCAAAGCTGTTGAAAAAGAATGCAATTGCGGGGAGAGAAAAGATATTTTAAATAGATTATTCCCGTATAATAAATAAAAGAAATTATGGCGATAAGTATAGATACGGTATATCAAAAAGTTTTAACGTTTGCCAACAAAGAGCAAAGGGGTTATATAACGCCCCAGCAGTTTAACTTATTTGCCGACCAAGCACAGAAAGAAATATTTGAACAATATTTTTATGACTTGAACCAATTGAGTAGAGTTCCGGGTAGATCTGAAGAGTATAGCGACCTAGTACATAACTTAAATGAAAAGGTGGCTGTGTTTGAAAAATCAGATGGAACTGGGTTGACATTAGCTAACGTGTATAGGTTAGGCACTGTTATGTCTAACGGGAAAGAGGTCGAAGAGGTACAGCAGAATGAACTCTTATACATGAACCAATCTCCTCTAACTGCACCATCATCAAACAGGAGGGTTTACGTTAGAACCGGGGCAACTACCATAGTAGTATATCCTAGTGGTGGAGTTACTAGCTACACATATGTGAGAAGCCCTTCAAAACCAAGTTGGGGATATGTAGTGGTTAATGAAAGAGCCATGTATAATTCGGGTAACACCATCAACTTTGACTTACACTTGTCAGAGGAATCTGAGTTGGTATATAGAATATTAGCGTTTGCTGGAATAGCAATGCAAAAACCAAACCTAACACAAGCAGCTATTGGATTGGAAACAGCTAAAGTACAACAAGAAAAACAATAAATAAATGGGATTATTAGATAACACTACGCAGCAAGCTTACTACCAAGGAAATGATCATGGTAATTACCAATTTACTTCCTTAGACGATGTGATTAATCAGTTTATTGTTGCTTACGTCGGTGAGGATAAGACAATATCTAAAGTTAAAAGAGTAGATGTCGCGTTTCACGCTCAAAGAGCTTTGCAGGAATTATCATTCGATACATTCAAATCCACAAAAGCACAGGAGATTACTCTCCCCTCATCATTACAAATGATACTCCCACAAGATTATGTTAACTACACTAAAATTAGTTGGGTGGATTCTGCGGGTATAAAACATTTATTATATCCAGCAAGCAAAACTTCAAATCCTTATTCTATAAGCCAAGATACTTTGGGTAACTATACTTTTCCGGCGGGTAATCCAGTTTTGACAAACCCTGATTTTTCATCACCACTTGCTGATCCTTGGTTTTTTTCAACTATTAACACAAACAAAAACCCAAATGATACTATAGGGGTTGTTGCTGGGGAGCTAACATTCGAACATCATCTACTAGTTAATTGGGATTATAACACGTCGTTCATCTATGCTGTTTGGCAGCAGGTGGATGTCACTAACTATAGTACATTAGATTTATCTTCAAAAGGAACGGCTCAAGCAGCAGACACGGCTATAACGGGTGGTACCTTGAAAATCGGGATATCCACGGTTGCCCCAGGTAACAGTACAGTAAACTATACTAGAGCGCCAAATTACATAAACAGTAACACCAACCCTGTATATGCTCAAACCCTAGATGGTGATGATGCTGTTTTAGAGTGGGGTCCTGGAGAGAGTGGTATCACTAAAAAACTAGAAGAAACTTCTTCTATTAATGTTTCTCCGTATGACACTGTTTGGTTGCTTGTGACTAGCTTTGTAGATTTAACAAGTACAACTGGTTTCGGAACGAATAGTATAGATGATATCATACTAACAACTACCGAAGCGCAGAGTATGTTACAAACCTCAACTCCCGGTAGTTCAACAACTTGGAATAATTATAAATCATCAACTCCATCTGAAAACCAAAACGATTATCAATATGACTACCAAGACGACAATTACTGGCCCTTGGATGGGAGTAGGTATGGACTTGACCCTCAACACTCTCAAGTTAATGGGTCATTTTATATAGATAATCAGTCTGGTAAAATACACTTTAGCTCTAATATTAGTGGGGAAACTGTGATCTTAGATTACATAAGCGATAGTCTAGGTACGGATGGGGAAATGCAAGTTCACAAGTTTACTGAAGAGGCTATGTATAAATCTATAGCGTATGCTATTTTATCCACGAGAGCTAACGTACAAGAATACGTTATAAATAGATATAAAAAAGAAAGGTTTGCCGCTATTAGAACAGCCAAATTAAGATTGTCAAATCTTAAACTAGAAGAACTTACTCAAATTTTAAGAGGTAAATCGAAACAAATAAAACACTAGTACATGTCAGAGATTAAGCATCAGTTTACGGGCGGGAAGATGAATAAGGATCTCGATGAGAGACTTGTTCCTAATGGAGAGTATAGAGATGCCGTGAACATACAAGTGTCGACTTCAGAAGGGTCTAATGTCGGAGCTGTTCAAAATATATTGGGAAATAAACTAGGATGTTTGGCGGATATAACTCCAGCGGGTTCGGTTACTGTGGGGTCTGTTTCAGATGAGAGAAATGATTCTTTATATTGGTTTGTTGCTGGACCATCTATGGATGGTGCTTCGCTAGCCGCTTTAACCCCTGGAGGTAATCCCTATTATGCTAAGGATATGATAATGCGGAAAACTGCTAGTGGGTGTGAACCCGTGTTAGTTGATCAATGGGCAAGTGTATTCTCCAATTACGATGTGGCTACTAGCACATACTGGGCGTCAACAAATGACAAAAGCATCGTTTTAAGCGACACAGCCTTTTTAGAACACGTTCAACTAGGAATGAGTGTATATGGGATTAATTCCGACGGCACTATAACGCCTCAAACACGAACGGTAACTAACATTGGTAGTTTATATTCAATAACAACACCATATAGTATCGGGTTTGATCCTTGGGTAACCACTACATTAAATCAACTCACACCAACTCCAATAACTAGATTCGTAGCAACTATTTTACCGAACGCCCAAGGAGCTTATTCTGCTGTGATGGATGTTATATTTATTCAAAACACAAATAGTATACCTGGAGGTATTCAAATTGGTGATTATATTACATCGCAAGTTGATTATTATGGGGTATATGCAATGAGTAGCGCACAAGTTATAGCTATATTAGGTGGTGGTTTATTCCAAATAGACACCCCGCTAGCAACTACGTCGGCAACAATCACCCCTCCCTTAACAACATTACTTGTTGGGAGTGACGGAGTTGATTACTACCCATATTATCTTGGTGTGACGGGGACAAACGGTAGCAGCACTATAGATAGAGCATCGCAACCACTCACAAACGAAATTATACTACCAACAAATTCACAGTGGCTTAATGAGATAGCTGGATTGTTTTGGGACGAAAACGGAGTAGCTATAACAAGTGCAACTTCAAAACTACAGGTCACCCAAAATGCAAACTGGCCTAATGGAGGGTGTATAAATCCTAGTAGTGTTAGTGCTCCGGACTCAAGTGGTGGCTCCCTTGTGTACGATAATATTTTTGAAGTAGTAGATTGTAATGACGCTACTATCGCTATAATGCCATCCACTATCATCCCTCATAGCGTGACACTTACTGTAGCCGCTCAGCAAGGCGCTTTCAATAATCAAACCATTACTCTTGACGGTCCACTTCATTTAGGGACTGGTTTTGAATACCTACATTTCTCAAGCGACAGGATATTAAATTTCTCCCCTTCAAGATTAATAACAGGCGTTAATATAATTGATGACATGTTATTTTGGGTTGATGGTAGGGAAGACGCTTCGGGCGTCAGCAAAGTGATAGGTACTGAGCCAAAGAAAATAAATATAAAAAGGAGTGTAAAGGGTACTGATCCTAATGGTATTCTTCACACAAAATTAATAAACGATAATACTAGTATTACTGGTCCTGCTTTAAAAGAAGAACACGTAACCGTTATTAAGTCTGCTCCGAAAACACCGTTAGGATTTGACCTTATCACAGATAGGGATTTAGATAAGAACTATTCTGGGATCATGAATATAAGTTCTTCCGTTAGTGGGGCTAATGTATCATCGTTCACTAGCACATCTCAAAACCGGAGGGACTTTAATGGGCTTGAAGAAGGAGACATATTTAGAACCACCATCGATACTGATATGGGAGGTGTTAATACATTTGAACTACCAACCTGGGGAGTGGGCACAGTGGTAGTACTGAAGGAATTTGATGATAACGGGGTTCCACCAGCAATCCCTTTTACTGAAAACGAATATAGAATAAAGGGGGTTATTGTCGGGTGGTCAGGGAATAAAATGAATAGCACGCCTGGTGATCCAGCAAAAGTATCCATTAAGATCACTTCAATAGCAGGTTTTCCACCCCAAACAACAACCACTTTGAAATATGCCGTAGATACTTACTTTGAGACTGAAAAGTTATTTGAGTTTAAGTTTCCTAGATTTTCTTATAGATATAAGTATAGAGACGGGGAGTATTCAGCTTTTGCTCCGTTCACAGATGTGGCATTTGCTCCGGGTAGTTTCAACTACCACCCAACAAAGGGCTATAACTTAGGTATGACAAACACAATAACTTCGCTAGTAGTAAAAGGCTTTGTGACACAAGACATACCTAGCGATGTAGTGGCTATTGATTTATTGTACAAAGAGGATGCTAGTCCGAGCGTATATATACTAGACACTTTAAAGTCGAATGACCAAGTATTTCCTGGTGAAAGTTTTAGTAATTGGAATAGTAATACATATAAGATAACGTCTGATACAATTCATTCTGTGGTGGCGGCTAACCAGTTACTCAGGCCTTGGGATAATGTACCGAGGAAAGCACTGGCTCAAGAGGTGACGGGTAATCGTATTGTATATGCAAATTACTTACAAAATTACGACTTAACCGTTAATAACCAGGATTTTCACCCAGAGTTTTCACATTACATATCTAAAACGAAGAGCATTCCCACTGTTAGATCTATAAAATCACTCAGAGACTACCAATTAGGGGTTGTTTTTACAGATAAATACGGTAGAGAGACACCTATTATAACAAATTCAAGTAGTACTTTTAAAGTCCCGAAGAGTGACGCTAATAAGGGTAACGCTTTGTCAGTGGGGTTTAATGGGAACGGCCCACCTATTGATTTAGAATACTTTAAATTCTTTGTGAAAGAAACATCAGGAGAGTATTATAATATGGCTATGGATAGGTTTTTTGATGCTGATGATGGTAATTATTGGTTATCATTTCCATCTTCGGATAGAAACAAGATTGATGAGGACACTTTTTTAATCTTAAAGAAAGGTAATGATTCTAAAGAGTTGGTTGGAGACAAAGCTAGGTATAAAGTTCTAGCTATTGAAAATGAGGCTCCTGATTTCGTTAAGACCTCTCACTACAATATAGGGCAAGTTAAACAGGCAAATGGTAATTTGTTTGCTAGTTTAGTTGACGCACCAACTGAGACCAAAGATTATTTTAATATTACTTCTTTACCCTTCGATAGCGGTAGTGCAAGTAATATGCATGAAATTAAAGACCCAATGTATGTGGAGTTTGGTTTAGCGTGGTCTAACAAAGTATCTAATAGATACCGAATAACGGAACTAACAAAACCTGAGGGTGGAACTACCTTTAACATAAAGATAGACGGTAGTTTTAAGAATGATATTAACTTAATTAGTAATGGTAGTGGTATTTTAGATGGGGCTATAATTAGGTTTTACAAGTATCAAGTGGAAAATAAACCCATATTCGATGGTAGGTTTTTTGTTAAGATACTTAACGACGAGGTGTTTAAGAAGAATATAGCGGTAGAGGACACTGGGGACAAGGAATATGTTGTGTCGGCAGAGAAGAAAATATATTTTATGTCTGGGGATCACGTACTCAGGCACAACGCTAATGCAAATAACTCAACAGTCGGTACTTTTGGTGCTAATGCAAATATAAACTGGTATCAAGTACAAAACGGTACTAATATTAACTCCAGCCATGGGGCTGCATCCTCCGCGGCAACTTCTGGAGATTGGGTTCATTACGAGGCTTATTTTAAGAATAGGTTTTATACGAGTACCTCAAATGGGTCACTCCACTCACGCCATAGAGGTGAAGGGCTTGACGATGGTGATTATGCTGGTGGGAAGATATTTGAAGATGTAATGTTTATAGATCATGGTTTTCACAGTGGTAACCATGGTCATAGTGGTCCTTTTAGGTTTCAGCAACTCAATAATACAACACCTGGTCAGGGAATTGGAATTCACAACTACACCAATATAGGTCGTATGGATTTGAGTTTTGGATCATTAGAACCAGAAGAAAACACAGGGATCAAATACCAAAATGGCTCTCTTTACTACACGGACTCATGGAGTACTAATTGGGATGGTGGTGAGAATTTTTGGGATCTAACGAGTACTGATAGGAAAAAATATAATCACCTAGCTCCTATTTATGATAAAATTCAATCGGGACAGCAATTTCGCTGGAAAGAAGACCCTACACAAACAGTTTATACGATAGAACAACAAGTAGACAACTACAACAAGGTTCGTTTTGATAACACATCTGAGGGCGCGTATGTATATAATGGTGGAAGCCTTGGTGATTACTACAAAGAAAGAGCTAGTGACGGGGCTATGTGGAGTGGTAACCACGGTACTCCATACACGTTGGCGTCTAACTTCCAGCAGATGAAAAGATTTTGGTTTACACCCGCTATGACGAGTTGGGACCCAACAAATGAAGATAATTTAGGGCCTATTCCAGGTGGAGCCTATGTAAGCAAGACTAGACAGGTGAGTGCTCAAGGTGGTAACGTTACTTTCAGTATACTAACTGGTTCACCAGGCGCTAGTGATAATGAGATAAAAATTCACCAGGACAATTACACTAAAACCTGGGATACCCTTAATGGAGTCAGTTGGTCTATTGACAACATGATACTAACACATGCTAATGGGCAAGTTCTAGACCCACCAGTTTTAGTCGAAAGTGCAATACATGATGGAGGCGCAGACTACGTTATAACACTTAAAGGATACAAAGGTACTAGTGGTAATATGTCCACCACAATCACAGCTGGGCAATCACTAGTATTCCAACAACCATCAATGAATGGGTTAAGCGTTAATTCGGCTAACAATATAAATGACTATAACAATACTACACATGGTATTGGGGCAATTGGTTATACTATGGAGTTTATCGAAGTTAAGGAATATGAGAATAAATTATCGCCAAATCCAGCGATCTGGGAGACTGAGCCAAAAGAGTCTACAGATTTGGATATATATTATGAGATTAGTGGTAGTAACCCTGTTAGTCTAAACCCATCTACTATAAAAACAGTTCTACCTGTTGGGTCTAAAGTTTCAAGCACCAATGGTGGGGGTTCTAAATCATTAGTTATTACCTATAATAACCTCACTGCTGGGGACACTATTATTTTGAGTGAGTTACTGTGTGTTGATCCAGCTGGTTGCATTGACATTAGTAGTGGAGACACGATTGCTCCTATTGAAACGGGGGTGATATTAAATGTTGAGAGACCTAATGGTAGTAGTATAGAGGTTGAGGTGGACGTTGTAATAGAGGAATACCCAGGTGCAAATGTATCTAGAACCTTTAAGTTAAAAAATTCTTTATACAACGCTAATTACACTTTAAATTGGCATAATTGTTATGCTTTTGGGAATGGAGTTGAGTCAAATAGGATTAGAGATACTTTCAACCTACCGTTTATTACTAATGGAGTAAAGGCTTCAACAACATTCGAG